TTATCTAAATTCGTCTAAGCTAATATCAAGTGCATCTGCAAGTTTTACCATATTAGTCCAAGACAAGTTTTTTATCCTCCCACTTTTTAAATCACTAAAGTGGCTTTTGTTAATCCCTGTTAGTTTTGCTAATTTATTCATATTGAGATTTCTCTCAAGCATTATTTTATTGATTTTTTCCCACATAATATTTCTCCAAAAATCAACATATTGTGTTCAAATTTTATTTATATAACAATATGTTGTGTCTTTCGTTCCTTTCTGATATAATTTATTTGAATATGACCTCTCACCGTTGTATTCAAAAAATTATGGAAAGGAGGATAACGCTATGGATAAAAATGTTAAACAAGACCTTCTAGGTCTGATGTATATGTTGACTGAGGATGCAGACAAGCAAATTATAATTTCAACTGCAGCTGGTACTTATGTCGGAAATTTTATACCAAAAGAAAAAAACGAAAAGTATCACACAGTTTATGCAATCAGTGACAAATTACATCAAATTTCAGATACTGAACAAACTTCATCTGATTCTGATGTGATTGTCTTAGTTGATGTGACCTTGATTTCATCTTCACATCAAGAATTCAAAATGCCGTTTGTCTACTTGTTTACAGACCAAATAATCGGTGTTTCGCTTGGGAAATATTCGATTGGTCAATAATCTCTAGTTTCTCGGCTAGCGTTTTGGAATCTATTGTTACCGCAATAGATTCTTTTTTATTTCCGCTATACGGATATTGTTTTGGTCTCATATGTTTCCTTTCTTTATATTTCAACTAACAACTGATTAATTGTTTTCGCATTCAATCGAATTTGATTACTATCAGTTTCATTTGCATTTGCTTGTAGCAATTGTTCGACTAAATCTTTCCGAACATCTCGTTTCCATTCTGTGAGTTCTTCTTTTGCTTTAGTCGATTCAAAATATTGAGTATAGTCATAATTGGTGTCACATACACCATTTTTTCTATCTCTACTCAATGTCACTTTGATATGACTTTCAGAAATGTCATATTCTTTAAGTGCTTGATACGAATCTGCTAATTTTGAATTTGGATTCTCATAGTAGAAACGTCTAATTCGTTCTGCTTTAGTCATATGTGTCCTTTCTAGGCAATGTCTTCCTGCTCAATCAATGGCAAAATATTGTTGTCTTTCAACAACTCGTACAGGAATAGACGCCCCTTTTGTGTCCACGTCGTCGTCACATTGGCTCTTGTATGGCCGTTTTTGTCTTGATAGTCAAATGTGTGACTGTCTGTGTAACCTTTGCCCATATGTCGTTTATAGAGAATCCATTGTCCATTCACTTTGTGCTGCACACCAAATTCTAATAGTGTTTTATTGAATTTATTGGCAGACATACCATAATCAGCAGCAATCTGTGTTACTCGCAAAGCTCCCTTGCTCTCAATGATTAGATCAAGATAACGCGCTTGCTTTTGAGCTTCTTTTAAATCTAACTGCAATTGATTATTTTCCATCGTTAAGTTAGTGATTTTCTTATCTGCCATGAGCAAGGCTCTTGCCATGATTTTTTCTGGACTATTGAAGTCTTTCTCTACTTGGATGAAATACTTACGGACTTCTTTGCCTTTGTCAGTCTTGGATACCATTGCCAAATTTTTGGCAGCATCTAAAGATAAAGCATAGTCCTGTACTTCTCGGACAGCTCCGTTATTAACAACCGTAGTTCCGACTACACTTGTAAAATCATATCCTTCTTCAAGGATTTTGAAATTTTGCTTTACCCATTCACTAAAACGAGTCTTGACTTTTAATTCTTTATGTAAGTCTCTTGCGCTTACTACTTGTTCTTGATTTTCGTTTAGTGTTACGTTAATTAGTTGATTCATGTCGTCCTTTCTAGTATTGTGTTATTTTTGTCAACTTTTCTATGAAATTAAAATGGCTTCTAGGACTTTTCCGGGGTCTACCCCTAAAATATCCGCTAGCATTGCCACCTCTGAAGCATCAAATGATTTTTTTGGTTTTTTACGTTTCTGATAAAATCCAGAGCGTGTAAAACCCATTTTAGTCGCGATAACTTTCTTTTTAATTCCGCTATCATCAATCAATTGCTCGAAAGCATTTTCCTGCATTCCCCCACCCCCTTTCTATCTGTTTTTAGTACCTCTAATCTGCTATAATGTGAGCAGAAAGGAGGTGAATGTGATGTTTGACTATTTCAAACTTTATACAATTGTCTTGGAAACCTTTGTGGAAACCAAACCAGACGACGCTTATAGCTTATTTGATAATCTAAGTCTTAACAGTGAATTTGTAAAATTCTCTAAAGACTTAGATAAAAACATTGTAATATCAGGCACTTTAGAAGTAATTGATAATTTACTTGATGATTGCTTGATAAAAGGAAAACGTCGCCCAACAAAAGATATTACTTTCTATTTTTTCGATGGCGTAACAACAACTGGTTACTTATATCTTCAAAGTCTTAAAGATAATAATTTTTCGAGCCGTTTAAAGAATATCCTTAAAGAAGAAGGTATCCCTCTTACACCAACTTCTATCACAAGGACTATCGCCAAACTAACCTTGTGATTTTGTAAAACTCTTGGCAATTATGGAAAGTGTTACTTCAACATAGCCATCGCCAAGGGTTTTTGTCTTTACAGAATCTTCAATAACATAATGAATCCTTTTATCATCTATCAAGAAATGATTATCGGTTTCAATGATGTTATGAAGCTTCGGCGCTGGATAGTTTTTTTGGCTATACGGATATTTTTTGGGGCGCATCTATTCCACCTTCTTTCTGTGGTATAATTTAAATAAAAATTGTGAGGTATTATTATGAGTAAAAAATCTTGTTTCGTAGTATCTGCTATCGGTGAGGAAAGTAGCGAAATTCGGAACCACTCAGACAGTGTTTTAAATTATATAATTAAACCTGCATTGATCGAAAAGTATCAAGTGACCAGAGCTGACGAACTGTATCATTCAGATAGGATTGACGATAAAATATTTGATGCTTTATCCACAGCAGACTTGGTAATTGTTGATATAACAGGAAATAACCCGAATGTCTTTTTAGAACTTGGGTTTAGAAAAGCGTTGAACTTACCTACTATTTTCCTTAGACAAAAGACTGATGAAGATATCCCTTTTGATATTAGAACTATAAATACCATTCATTACGATCTCAAAAACTCTGAAAGTAAGGTTGTGCTTGATTCTGTCCAAGAAACAATTAGACGAATTCAAAAAACAGAAGAAAACATTGATTTTTCTATAATCCATGAACCAAACGACCAAAGTGCTTCAGTGCAAGATATTATCCAATTAAAAACTTCAATTAACAACATCTATGATGCAATTGAAAATTTATCTGATAAAATAGAAAATAATTCTACTCAAAAAAGACCAATGACTCAGGAAGACTTAATTATGATGGCTTTTCAAGAGCCAGAAAAGTTAGAAAAGATTTTTGAGTTACAAACAAAATACCCTAATGCCTTTAACAGCCCTTCGAACGCTCTAAACGACTAATTCGCTCCTCAAGGCCTTTGATATAACCTCTTAAGAATGAGATTGAGGTTGTATTTTCTTCTTCGTTCTGTTCTATTTTTTGAACTTTTTCTTCAAGATTAATCATTTTTCTGACCCCTCTCCTTTCCACTCCCACTTGGGAGTTTTTATTTTGTAATAAACCAAGCGATCAGCCAAGTGATACCACCTAGCACTAACAGTGCTGGCAATACGCCACCTTCAAATTCAATACTTGTTTTTTCTTTGCCATTACGACTAGTAAACGTGTGTTCTAGATCGCCAAACATTAGTTTTTTCCAATTCATTTTGTACCTCCTAAAAATGTTATAATCAACTTATCCTAGCAGAAAGGAGGATAAGCTAATGAAAATTTCTAATTCAAAAGATTTAGCTCTCGCTATTGTCGCTTCTTCTAGCCCTACTTTGTCTATCGAAGATAAAATCAAACTTTACGAAGACTCTATGGAAGCTATTAAGAAACATAATTTACCTTTTATTGAAGCCGAAAAGGAATCAGCTAAGATGTCTAGAGATGCTCTCACCAAGGTATTCGGAAGGTAATACACCTTCGTCGTAAAGATATCTACCAATCTCAAAGTATCCTTTAGCAAGCTCACACCTTGCTAGAGGTTTTTTTATTTCCATGTAATCTTCTTGAATATTACGTAGCATAATTCCAAGTACTGCATGAAAATTATAAATGTTATTTTCTTCCATCTGCTCTCCTTTCATTCTTGCAGAGATACAGCCAATGTGCTAAACTAAACTTACCCCATTAGGGGTGGGGGAATTTCACCCCCTATCCGATTACCATGTAATCAGATATTTGATTTTGAGCTTAAACCAAAGAATCTTGATTTCGACTTCTAGTTCTTTGTGTTTAGGCTTTTTGTTTAGCCTAGATTTCATTAGCTGTACCTCCTTTCGTTTTGCTTAATTACTTAAGCTTGATTATAGTCTAACATGTTAGACATATGGTTGTCAAGTATGTTGGACAAAAAACTTGAAAAAAATTTTTTTGTACTGTATAATATGTTTAAAATGTTAGACATTATATTGAAAGGAATTCGATATGCATCTAGGAAAATATATAAAAAAGTATCGAGATACCAATAATCTGAGCATGGCTGAATTCGCTAAAGAATCAGGCATCAGCAAAGCTTACGTTTCTATTCTTGAAAAAAACAGAGATCCTCGTAACGGAAAAGAAATCATCCCATCTATTCCGATTATAAAGAAAGTTTCTGACACAATTGGCATCTCTTTTGATGATTTATTAAATTCGCTAGACGAAAATCAGATAGTCGCGTTAAATGAAACGAAAACTGAAAAAAATCTAACTTCCTCTACCCTACAAAAAATCACTTCTACTTCTTCTCAATTAGAACAACCTAGACAAGAAAAAGTCCTTAGCTTCGCTAACGAACAATTAGAAGAACAAAATAATGTTATTTCTATGTTCGATAGAAAAGTTGAGGAGACAGAAAATTATATCACTGACTACGTTGAGGGGTTAGTTGCTGCTGGTCTGGGGGCATACCAAGAAGACAATTTACATATGGAAGTTAAACTACGAGCTGATGATGTCCCCGATAAGTATGATACTATTGCGAAAGTAGCTGGTAATTCAATGGAACCACTTATTCAAGACAACGATTTACTGTTCATCAAGGTATCTAGTCAAGTCGATATGAATGATATAGGGATATTCCAAGTCAATGGAAAAAACTTTGTAAAAAAACTCAAACGTGATTATGACGGCGCTTGGTACTTGCAAAGTTTAAATAAAAGCTATGAGGAAATCTATCTTTCAGAGAACGACAACATCCGCACGATAGGAGAAGTCGTAGATATTTATAGGGAGAGTTAATATGCTGGAAAAAGTTGAACGCTTAATCTCGGAAATTAATAGAATACACCTTGTTTATTCGCAAGATTATTTTGAAACTGGGAAAGTTGAAAAGATTAATCTAAAACATACCTTTTCAAAAGTACCTGTCAAGGCTATCCTAGACTATCGTTTAAATCTACACGAATCCATCAATGATTATTTGATGAAAGCCGATGTCAAAGATATCCCTTACGTCTATCGTGTCAAAACATCAGAAAGCATCTTAGACAAAATTGAGCGTTTTTCCAAAAGACAAGATGGTTATCCTGTGAATTCTATTCTTAATGATATTTTTGGCGCTCGTATCATTTTATCTTCTGAGGATATTTCACAAGTGATGGAGCAACTCGATGAATGGAAAGATAAGTTCGATTTAAAAAACTGGTATTTACGAGATAAAGATAATTACACAGGAATACACGTTTATTTCAAGAATAAGAGCAACCACTACTATCCTTGGGAGTTACAAATTTGGGATGAGAAAGATGTTGATCAGAACATTGAAAGCCATAAATTATTTAAACGTCATTTTGTATAACGTGCCATTTTACCCCAGTCGAAATGTAAATAGGAAAATTAATAACTATGTGTAATATCTGAACCACGTTAAAAGCTGAAATCAAAATCAGGAGAATTAAAAATGGGATTTTTTGCACAGCGTTGTCCTTACTGCCAAAGTACAAAAGTACAATTTATGAACCAAGACCGTAAAGGTTTTAATGGTTGTGTCGGTTGTATCGGATTTTTAATTGCTTGGCCGTTCTTATTGCTAGGTTTGGTTGGGAAAAAGGGTAAAAACAACTGGCATTGCACAAATTGTGGAAGAACGTTTAAGACAAAATAAAAAAAGCCCCACGCTCAAATTTTGGCCAAGGAGAGCGTGAGGCAAATTCTAGTATAGTAAAAACCTGCTTTTTGGGAGGGGTTTTTACCATACCTATTTTAACAGAAAATGAGGTATAAAACAATGTGGATAGAGGAGCTAGCCAACGGGAAATTTAAATATATCGAAAGATATACTGACCCTCTAACAAATAAGTACAAAAAAGTATCTGTGACACTAGATAAAAATTCTAGTCAAGCTCAGAAAAAAGCTGGTTTAATATTGCAGGAAAAGATTGAAGATAGGCTCGCTATCAGAAATCACTCAGAAATGACTTACGGAGAACTTAAAAAGGAATATCTAAAGCAATGGATACCGACCGTCAAAGACTCCACAAAACGTGGTTATTTAGTATCTGACAGTCATATAGCAACCGTGTTACCAGATGATACAATTATCAACAAGTTGACTAAACGTGATATTAGACTAATCATTGATAAACTATTAAAACACAATTCGTATCATGTTACGCATAAATGTAGAAAGAGATTGCATGCTATATTTTCTTATGCGATACAAATGGACTATATGACAAGTAATCCGACGGAGAACGTCTTAGTTCCCAAACCAAAGGATGATTACAAGCCTGAAAAGGTGCTTTATTTAACATCTAACGAGGTTTACGACCTGTGCAATAGAATGATAGACAATGACGAACAAACGCTCGCAGACATCGTTTTATTCATGTTTTTGACGGGTGTACGGTATGGAGAATTAGCTTGTCTGACTTACGACAAAATAGATTTTGAAAATAAAGAAATTCTGATTAATGCAACTTACGATTTTAACACACGAGAAATCACTACGACCAAGACCAAAAAATCAACACGCAAAATATCTGTATCAGATAATATTTTAGATATCGTCAATAGACAGAAAAAGACAAGTTCATTCGTCTTTCCAAATTCGAACGGTGTACCGATTTTAAACGCGTACATCAATAAGCGATTGAAAATTTATGGAGATTATCACACGCACTTATTTAGACACTCGCATATATCATTTTTAGCAGAAAAAGGGATACCGCTAAATGCGATAATGGATAGAGTTGGTCACAGCGATCCAAAAACAACATTATCTATTTACAGTCACACAACTGTAAATATGAAAGAAATTATAAATAAACAAACTGCCCCTTTTGTGCCCCTTTTAAAATCGGAATAAAACAAAAAGCCTTTAATACAAAGGCTTTTGACGTTATTTACATGTCCCCTGCCGGAATCGAACCAGCAATTACTCCTTAGGAGGGAGTTGTTATATCCATTGAACTAAGGGGACCTAGTAAAAAAACTGCCCACAGGCAGATTTTTTACGTCTTGGTTGTCCAGTTTTAAAACATAGTTACTATCCTCAAACAACCAAGCATTTTTAAAATCTGATCATCAAAATTAACGACGGATTTCTTTAATACGTGCAGCTTTACCTTGCAATGCGCGTAAGTAGTAAAGTTTAGCACGACGTACTTTACCATAACGAACAACTTCGATTTTATCAACACGAGGAGTGTGAATTGGGAATGTACGCTCTACACCGATACCACCAGAAATTTTACGTACTGTGTACATTTCTGAGATTCCTTGACCTTTACGTGAGATAACAACACCTTCAAAGATCTGAATACGTTCGCGAGTACCTTCGACAACTTTAGCGTGAACACGTACAGTATCACCAGCACGGAACTCAGGGATATCAGAACGAAGTTGACCTTCTGTCAAACTTTGAATTAATGGATTCATTTTTATTCTCCTTCTCTTACTAATCTTAAGTACTTGTCTCAGCGGATTAGCCGTTTTTTGTGCGTCCAT